AGTCTCTCAAAGTCAAAGTTCTTGGCGACGTCATCAAACACAAGAGTCTGAGTGTCTACCTGAACCCTCTGGTACGGGAAAGATTTTTGAAATGAGAATCCCTTACCGTCAATTATTACCATCTTCTTGATGTGGCTTATTGACTTGACAAAGATACCCTTACCAGTACCACCCTCAGGATGGTCAGATATGATCTCGTCATTGAGTATCACAGCAGGGCAGTAGCTCGCTGGCTTGTGTGAGTGCATCAGGTATCCCAGTGTGCTCTCCATAGACCTTGTACTGTCTGACCTGTCTCCAGATATGTTCTTGATGAAGTACCTGAACTCTGAGTCCTTGAACTCGGACTTTATGAAGTCCCTGTCTATCTTTTGCTTCTCCCATACATGCCCCTTAAGGTTTCTGTAAGAAATGGTTTCTACGCTATCCCTTGTTACCTTTACGGCACAGTTCAGGTAATAAAGATAAGCCTCATCAGTGTTGTCCACCATGAAGTTAGGCTCTATCCTTGAGACATAGTTTAGGAATGTCTCCTGAAAAAACTTTGTGTTCAGTGCAAAGAAGTTGTATACCGACATGTCATCGATACCCAAAAGGTAATCAAGGACAAAGTCCTTTATCATCTCCTCATTCACATCCGATATCGTGTTATCAATCACCCTCACGAATACAAAGTTATTGCTACCCACTGGATAGTACTTGTAGAAACCATTATCCTGCAAGTATAGTCTAAATAGATGAGGCACAAGATCAATCTTGCCCTTACTATTCTTTATCCAAAACTCATTGAAGTCTACAGTCTTAGCGACCTCATCGACATCTACGTCCTTGTTACTGTCCTTTATCTCAGCGATGGGAACGCCCATCTTTATATTGTTGGCTATCTCTGATGTCTTATCAATGTCCTCATAGAACTTAGTGTTGTGTCCAGATATGTTCTTGTACGCACTACGCACTATCGCCATTATCTCTGAGGACTTCTCTCCAGTAGAGTCATATGAGTTAAGCGTACTGAACGCCTCATCCTGATTGACACCAAACTCGTTTAGTGCTGATGCCAGGATGAAAAGGTTGTTGTTCTTCTGCCCCTGTACCATGCCATACTTCTTGTCCCACCATAGAGATAGTCTACGTATGATCTCGTTGCTGTCTGATATCTTTATGGTTGCCTTTGACTTGGTTACAAACTCAGTCTCCTTCTCCATGTCCTTCCATACAGATGAAAGTTCATTGATATAAATGTCTGGATCGTAACTCTCGTAGCATACCCTGGAAATGTTCTTGCACGAGGTGTCAAACTCATCGCATGCGTAGTACTTCTCTAATGCCTTGAAATACTTCTTATGATTCTTAGCATCCTTAGGTATCCTAACGAGCGTCTTAATACCATCCCCAGATGGAGATGTGAATAGGCAGTACGTGAACTCGTCCTCCATCAGCTCCACCCTCTTTGAGTGTAGATGCTGCTCGTCCCTGAACCCATCGAAGTCCAGGCACATGATTCCGCTGTGCTCTATGATAGAGCTGTCACGCCTGTCAGAAAAGGTTCCAGAGAAGCAGATAGCAGGAAGTTGTTTCTTTAACTTATTCCTACTATCCTTATCTCCCTCTAACCTAACCTTACCTATCAAGTCCTTTGAAGATCCGTCACGGATCCTATCTATAGCCCTATCGATGTCTATATGGTAGGGCTTGTCTGTGTCGTTTATTGTCTTAAAGTACGTTATCATCCTTTCTCTGCATTAGAAGTTTAGTAATATATGCCGTGGCATCCATCAACTCCTCAAGCAGATGCACAAGGAAGTCATCGTCATTGTTGTCGTGTAGTGTTGTGTTGTACTTAATGATACCCTTCCTACTCCTTTCGTCATAGTGATCCTTTAGTTTCTCTATGACCTTATCTCTCTTCTCAAGTTTATCTGTACGTGTGATGTGGTATTTCATATGATTAAATTAAATTGGTTAAAAAAACACCGACCACCATACAGTCGGTGTTATAGGTTTTTACTGAGTATGGTCAGCTAACCAGCAGAACCCTAACTGCTTTCATCATGAACACACAATGCTTAGAACGGAAGATCTCCGTCCTTCTCTTCAGTTGTAACTGGCTGTGGAGCTGATTGGGTTGATCCCTCTATCCTCCATGCCTCAAGTGTGTTAAAGTATTTGACATCTCCCTGAGGTGACGTCCATTCACGTCCTCTTAGGTTAAAGGACACCTCAACCTCTTGTCCCTCCATGATGGAGTCAAGCATGCTTACCTTGTCCTGTACCGTCTGGAACGATATGGTTTGTGGGTACTTGTCTGCCTGATCGTTCAGTACAAATGTTCTCTTCTTAAACTTTTCGTTTACGTGTTCTGTGTCTAAGATCTTTTCTACGACACCTGTCATTTTAAATTGATTACTCATTCTATTTGTTTTTGGTTGTTAAAAAATTTACATATTCTTTTGCATACTTCTCTGCGGCAAACATCCTTGCATCCATGTGCTTGATGTCATCCTCAGTCAGCTCTATCTTTACTATGGTTGCACGAAGGTTGTCCTCCAGTGCGTCCATGTAGTGCAGGCTGTCATCCTCATGCTCAGGCATAAGCTCCTCAGGTGTGGTGGTGAGCATGTATGCAATCTCACCATCAGCCCAGTGCTCACCAGTCTTCTTGGTAAGCATGTATAGGTACATCTTTACCTGCCACTCGTATGCTGGGTTCTTTGGCGGACGTTTGGGGAAGGTTTTCTTGGACCAGCTGGACTTTATGTCGATCACCTTTCTTCTTTCACAATCAACAATGTCAGGATGTCCTGACGCAAAAAGAAAGCTGAGTGAAAAATGATCATCCTCCTCCTCCATCTTCTTGTAGTCCGTGAAGAAGATTCGGTTGTATATCTCTATAGACTCGTCCTCAACATCGGTGCCCTTGGTCATCTCCCTCGTGTTAAAGGATACCTTGTAGTCGTAGATCATCTCATCTATGGCCTCCTCGATCAGTGTCCTGGCACCCTCACCCAAGGTAATCGGTGCGTCACGCTTGGCTATCAGCTCATCACGCTTGGCCGCCTGGTTGTCTGTAAGCTTGACCTTGTTCATCAATACATGAAGTGCCTCAATCTGCTTCTGAGTGAGGCCGTCCGTGCCCGTGAATAGGGCTGCACACTTACTTGCTCTTACTCTCAGCATCTTTCAGGGTTTTAGTTTGTGAATCAGTTAGTTCGTACACGGCAGATATCTTTGCCAGTGTTGACCGTCCGTTTGATACAGACTCAGTAGCCTTCTCCATCTGGTCGTCAGTTAGTACCTTCTTGGTCTTCTTTGGAAGAGGTCTGGTGCTGAAACGCAGTGCGTCCACCATTCCCTGGGGTGACTTGACTTTCTCGGTGTTGAGGACGATCTGCTTACCGATGTACTCGTTGTAGTCGAAGGTTCCAAAGAACTTCTCCAACCTCTTGAAGTTTGATCGGTTGCAAACCATCGGCTTGTTGAACTCCTCCATCATGAGGAAGACCTTGTCCTCCTTACCCATCTCGCCTACGAAGACGTCCTGGTATATTTTCTTGATGGTTACCAGCTTTGGCTCATACTTTCCATTGACCTCCAAGTCCCATGAGCCGAGGTACTTGTTGTCTTTCATTAAATTTCTCCAGTGCATATAAATTAAATTAGGGGTTACAATATTAATTAATTTTTGTCAATAAGTTACGGTATTTGTTAATTTTTTTTTGAAGAACTTCTCGACGTCTCTTGAACATGTCGATCATTCTCTCGTTACCATTTGACAGTGAAATCCTTACCAACTCGTTGGTCCTGAGTAGCTTACGGTTATGTACATCAAGGTTTAGTTTAAGGCATCCTATCAGCCATCCCTCGGTCTCAAAAACTTTTAGCATCTCTCCATCGACGTCCTCAAACTTGTCTGTAGAGGTCATCACGTTCTTTATCTCGATCCGTCCGTCCTCATGGAACCTCTCTATCTTGACACCCATGTCCAGGTACCAGTCGCTGTCTTCTGTCCAGTACAATGACTTGTCTACGTCATTGACTAATTCTTCCCAGGCCTTCATTGTTTGAAGTATTTAAGGAGGTATGTCTGACCATCGTAGTCCTCAAAGCTGAACATTACCCTGTCCTTATTCTTTATCTCGTTCAATGATATGTCATACATGCCGTCGAAGTGTATGGCGTATAGTACAATCATGTGATTCTTTTTTTTAGAATCTATGCTCTTGAATACAATAATCCTGGACTCGTTACTCACGATAAGGTCAAGACTGTTTAGGCCATAGAACTCGAACACATCAAGGCATTCAGAGACCGCCTCCTTCTTTGTCTTTACGGTCTTGAAGTAGCCCTTGTACTCACTGTCGTAATCAAAGCCATCTGGTACGTCGAACTTCTGAGATATTACATTGGTGCTGAACATCAACACCATCATTAGAATTAAATTTTTCATAGTATTAAATTTAAGATTGATAAAAATAATGCGATGCATGAGCCGAACATACAAAGCATTCCGATTGGAATAACTATCGACCTGACGGCTATACTTACCAGGTGATCCATCGACAGATGTACCAGCCATAGTGATAGGCCGAATGCTATTATTGAAAGTATTGATATCATATTAGTTTTGGTTTATTTCCTCAATTAAAATCTGGACCTT